CGACTTCAGCACTCGGAAACACTCCCGAAACCCGGCACTCAAGTCGTTCTGCCAGGCTTGCCCAAGCTTCCCATATTTCTTCGCAAGCCAACCGGTCTTGCCGTTCCTCACGAGATGCGGAGGGTCGAATACGACCAGATTGAACGAACCGTCAGCGAAGGGCAGATCGCGAAAATCCATTTCTGCATCTGGCGCGATGACAAGCTTCCTTACGCCGCCTGTGCTCGATTTGTCGCGAAGCTCATGAGCCTCCGAGCGTACGTCTCCGAACACCGCTCGGGAGTCTGCCCTGTCAAACCAGAACATCCGACTGCCGCAGCAGGGATCAAGGACGGTTGGCGTGGTCTCACCCATGCTCGCCTCCCTCGCGGACGGCTGCGCTGATGTAATCCGCCACCGTTTCAGGCGGTCCAGGCATCCAGAGCGTGCAGACGAGAACCTTCGGATCAGCCTGTTCGATAGCTGCACGGACGTTTCGCAACGCTCCCTCCAACTCCTTCACCCGAGCCTCATGCGCGGCGACGTTGGCGGGGCGGGTGTAGAGGGGGATTGTTCCTTTTGTCCCGTCCTCAAGAAGCAATCTCGCATCCGTCCACGGGTAATCGCTAGACGGAAGAAATGTCGGGTCAACCCACGCAACCGCCCCCTCCACATCCTTCCGGCGCTGCTCTGCCGCGCCTCGGGCCTCGGCTTCGGCAACTCCGTCTCTCGCCAGACGGCGCGCCGCATTAATGGGGAAGCCAGCCTCCATGTAGTGGACGGTCATGGTCTCAATCTGCGCCTCCCGCGTCCGAAACGCCGCGCTCCCCGGCTTCTGTTCGTGGGTCATGCAAAGTGCTCCTGGTAGTGCGTCCACCGGCGCAAAGCCTCGATCTTGCGTTCCTTCGCTTGGGCAACGCTCTTTGAGTGTAAATCACCATTCGCGATCATCAGGCCGATAGCGGCCTCAACGTCACCCAGTTCACGAGACAAGAGCGACCTGTTCGTAGGTGACTCCTGCCATTCTGGGTTTCGTGATGCGTAGCCATGACGGAGGATCTTGCACACAGCCTGGATGACCTCTCCGCATTCCTCCGCCAGTATTGCCAAACGTTCTGCTTCAGCATCGCTCAGCCTGTTTGAGAACCGCTCCCGTTCGTCACTCATCCCCGTCTCTCCCCTGCGCTCCGGCCCTTCACGGCCCCATGCGCTTGTCGTGGTGCAAGCATCGTCTCGAGATGTCGCTTGGCAGCGACGGACATCTTCCCAAAGATCCGGCGGGCTTGTGTTGGCCGGCGCTTATTTCGGCTCGATGCTATGGCCGTAGCGGTAGCTGCAAAAAGCAGAGTCATGAGGTCGAGCCGAGCTGCATCCATGAGGCCATGACGTGCGAAGATCTCTTGGATCGCCGCCACAGCCTCCGAACACGCCTTGCTGATGTTGCTTTCCCTCTCCTGGGAATGTTTGCGCGGGGCGATCATGATGGCGACCCCGCGATGAACATCGGCCCCTCAGCTTCAAGCGCTTCGAGCGAGCGCGCCACCAAGATAAGATGATCGTTGCTGACGGCGATCGCTTCGGCCGGCAAGCCTTCGGGCGCTCGCACGACAATCGTCACCTTGATGTCGGGCCGGAGTTTCTCGGTGATTTCGCTGACATGCTGCTGAAGCAACATGCGGAAGCGATATTCCTTTTCGTCTGGCTGGGCGAAGCTCATGCTGCTTCTCCCCTACGCGGAACACAGTTGGGATGGGACGGAGTATACTTCTGGCTATCGATATGCCCGTGCAGGGTTTCCATGACTATGAGCGTCCGGACGCCACATTTCCGCGCCTCGATCTTCCCGGTTCTTATCAGCCTGTAGATCATGCCGCGGGTTAAACCCGACATTTTCATCGCATATGGGATAGTTCCCGTAACTGGCTGGGTGGCATCAGCTTCTGTGAGAATCATGCCTCGTCCTTCCGCGTGAGCTCTATGATAAGGCGCTCCCTGTGGCGAAGATGTCTGGTCAGGTCTTGGACCCACAGTCCCAGAACTATGGTGACGATCGCGAGCGACATGATCGCGACCTCGGGGAGGTGAGGCATCTCAGGCAGCCTCCGTGTCATTTTGAGGAAAGTTGGCCGTCCATGGCTCACATGTCGGACCAGGGCAGCCAAAGTGCATTGGCTTCCAATCCGATGCCTTGCCAGCCAAGTATCCGCGAAGTTCAGATATCTTCTTTGGTATCTGCTTCGGCGATATATCGGGGGATAGGTGGTCAGCGGCTATCTTGCGTAGCCCCTCCCCGCCTACATGCGCAAAGACCTCCGGTGTATCGAGTGCCGGCATCTGATCGTCCGCATCAACGAGCATACCGATCCACTCGGCTTTTTGCGTGTCGCTCTCGCGGCCATGGGCAGCCTGATTATGGCGGGGCCAGATGTTGACCGATCGCGCAAGTGCCTCGGCTGCGATCTCGATGAGGGTTGTTGGGCTGAGCGTCGCATCGAATACGGGGAGTGGCTGGCCTTCTGGCCCAACGATTGCGGCTACAAGATCTCGACAATCGTATCGTCCGCCAATCAGCTGCAGCACGAGCGAGGCCATGATCTCCTTGTGGTAGAGGTACACGTCATCACGCCGCAATGCGCGCTTCAAAGCCTCGAGGCGTATGGATGCGAGCATATCGTGCCCCGCTCGCGTAATCATTTCATCGTCGGCAATCTCCGACGCGCTCTCTTCATCCACGCCCTGGTCATCCGTCTCCTCGAATGCCGACTCGCTTTCGCCCACTTCCTCTTGCGCCCCCGCCTTGGAGGAGATCTCCTTGATCAGGATGCTGACAACCTTGCCGCCGTCCCGGTACTCGGTAGCGGGTATGACTGCGTAAAGGCGCTTTTGCTTGCTTCGCTTGGTGATCGTCCGAGCGTCACCGAAATCGGCGAAGGTCCATCCTGCCGGTATCTTCGGCAACGCACGGATTGGATCGAAGTCGACTAGGAGTGCGGGCTCTCTCCCTTCCTCGATATTTTCCAGTACGGCTGCGCGCTGGGCGCGCATGAACTCGAGTAGGTTTGTCGTGGTGAACTGTTCTGGCGAACCGGGCTCCGCAAAGAAGTCTTCCTCGAAGACGATACCAGACGCCTCGATGTCGAATATTGCATGATCCTTTGAGACGCGTCGCTGCAGACATTCTCCTGCAACCGAGTTCCAAGCCACGTAGCCCGATGCAAGACGATGTCGATCGAATGCCTCGATCTGGCGCTCGTGGGGCGCCTGGGCAATTTCACCGAGGGTTTTCCATGGGGGAAGCGTGCTGCCGACCAGTGCGTCCAGTACCGCCGGCGCAAGCCGGCCTAACTTAGACAGCTGACCGACCGCACGGTCGGACAGCCCGAGCGCCGCTCCGGCGCTCTCCTTCGAATATCCATCTTCAATCAGGCGACAAATATGGCGCCACCGATCAACCGGATCGGGATCCAGACGCACCATGTTCTCTGCCGCCTGGGCCACCTCTGCCTCGACGTCGCTGAACAGCTTGACCTCGGCAGGGATCTCTTCAAGCCCCAGTCTCCGTGCCACACTCAACCGTCGGTAACCTGCAATTAACAGGTAGCCTCCGGCCGGATTGGGGCGAACTAGGACAGGCTCGAGCACGCCCAGTGCCTTGATACTATCCGCAAGAGACTGGTCTGCGGCCTCGGTGGCTGGCACCCGGCGCATGTTTCCGTTTTCTTTGATTTCGGAGACGGCGATCATCATGAGCGCACCTCCTCACGGGCGTAGCGCGCAGTGGCGCCGCTGGGAAAGAAGATCAGATCGCCTTGGGCCGAGACGGGCGTGACCGGCGGTGGCAGGAAGCGCATACGAACCTCAAGCGTATGAGCCATCTCGCGCGTTGTCTGCGCAGCTGCGCGCTGCCAGATCGTAACCATCACGTGGTTACCGAGGCGCTCCGCCTGTTGCATTCGGCCAAGCTGCTGGCCTCGACGGCGGTCCATCTCAAGCACGTTGCGGCATGTGTCCGGGTGATATCCGGTCAAGAGATGCGTCACGCCGTCAATCAGGACGCAATTCGGGTGTTGCATGGTCAACCTCGTTTGTTGAGCTCGACGCAAAGCGGAGCTCTATTTGAAGAGACTGGTAATCGCGGCGGGGTTAGTTGTTGCCAGCTAACCCCGCCTCTTCCATCATCGGATGTTCCACCAACACGACGAGGAAACTGGTATGTCTAAGGAACTCAATCCACAGATTGTCGCCGCACTGATCACGGCCTCAGCCACGCTTGCAGCGAAGTACATCGAAAATCGCAGAGCAATCGCGTTTGGTGGCGCCACTAATGTCCCACAAACCCTCGCAATAAGACACGAGTGCCAAAATTCGTTAGAAAACGACGCAAAAATGGAGTCTTACTCTGCAGCGTTCGACAGGATTTACAATGCATTACATGAGAAGTTTGTTTCCGGTCATTTCCCTGAATAGCTTTTTCTAGGAGGAGGAGCCCGGTGATTCGAGTATCCACGCCAAGCCCTGCTCTTCGAGGCTCTTGGCGATTGCAGCGCGATCCCGGGCGAGTTTCCATTCACGAAGACGCCCGATGACCGCGTAGAGGCTTGCCTCAACATTGTTGATACGCAGGCTATCTTGGTGGGCGTCATACCGACGCATGTCCAGCAACTGGCGTATTGCCAAGTTTGCGGAACGCTCTAACTCGTGGCGAGCATTCTCTAGCGTAGCGGCGGCGTCGGCTGAGTCGCCTACTGCGCCGCGTTCCCGGCTGTGCCCCTGTGTGCCCGCGTGTTCGGTGTGCATGTGTTGCTCCATCACAGTAGGTGATGGAGGCTATGTCGCCTATAACGACACATCGATGCAAGCGTTTTTGTCGCAATAGGCGACAATTTATCGACGCGGCGTCTTCCAGAAGTCTTGAGACTGCACGTAGAGCCTGCGCTGGAACTCCTCGTCGAAATCGAAGTCCTCTGCGATAGTCAGCAAATCGGTCGCAGATACCTTATTCCAGTCAGCTTGGTTATAGACATCCCGCCTGATCCTAAAAGTGGAAACCACCTGAACATGATCTGCATATTTTTGAAATTCGAAATACCCCGACTGTAACTTGCAATATTCGGCATTCGACGATTTCATAAACATTATAGGAACTACTTTTGTTTCGAAGTTCTCTACCTTTTCCTCAACAAACTCGAGGGGACGTGTCTCAGCTAGCCTAGCGCGAAAGCCTGCGGTCATCGATAGGGACGATATTGATTTATCGCGATCTTCAGCAACCTGTTTATCCAGGAGCATTAAAAAATCACACGTAGATCCCTCTGCTCGGCGCAACAACGCGACTCCCTGATCCCGCAAGTCTGGCAATAGATCATAACCCGCAGGGTAGTCATGCCCGAAGACTGTATGAGTCAGCGAGGGAAGCGCCTGCACCTCCCCGTCGGGGTCGCCCATTGGGTACACGGGATCGGGTTCACTTTCCGGTCCAGCGATCGAGACGCTAACGAGTTGAGATACCACATAGACAACGATCGCAACATGACGATATGTTCTCATAATGTTCTAACCCTATCGTCGGCGCACTGCGCGTCTTAGGAGGGAATATGGCTCTACAGACAGTACGCCTAAGCCACTTTGACCTGATCGGGTCCCCGCTTGAAAAGCCCCGCAAGCAGTCGCTTTTCCTCGTCAGTCAAGCCTCTCCAGAATTCGAGCAAAGCGAGTTCTTCCTCACTGTACGTGCTCTTGGTAGACTGATCAGAGCTAGGCGACGGGACGCCAAATTGGAGGTAGTCCAACGACACATCGAAGAAGCAGGCAAGATCGCAGAATGTCCTAAATCCCGGGTCTTTTCCGCCTTCGATCTCGGCTAGATGCGATCGCGATATCCCCACGGCCGTTGCCACTTCAATTTGAGGTAGCTTCAGCTTATTGCGGAGGATCTTCAGACGATCGCCTAGTGTTTGCTTGCTCGACATCACCATGAGTATGTCACTCATTGCGACACATTGTGCCGCCTCCACCGACAATCGTCATTGACTATATATGTCGCTATATGCGACAAATTCGCTATGACACCTGCAGAACTCATAACTCGCGTCGGAGGAGCCTCCAGAATTGCTCGGGCGCTGGGCCTGCGTGCTCATTCGACGGTTTATGGTTGGCGGGAAATACCGCTGAAACACATCCCTCGCCTCGAAGAAGCATTCGACGTGACTAGATTTGAGTTGCGCCCAGATTATTTCCGCTCCCCCGCAACCAGCCCTGACCAGAGCCAAGGAAAAGCAGCATGAGCGATCACTCCTCCGATGATCCGATGGTTCTGGAGTTGGCCTATGCTCTACGCGACGTTCGTGAGTCCGCAATGGTCGCATCAGCCTCAATCAACGCGTTGCCTGGCTTGATGCGCGAGTTCGAGAAACGAATACAGGACGCGGCAAAGGCAGAGCAGCGCATCCTCGACATGATGGAGGCGCTTGAACCTGCCAGCGCAGCGTACCTCCGCGTCCATCCATGTCTGAGCGAATCGCCGATGCGTACCGAGCGGTATTACATATCATTCCGGGATACGCCTGAGGTCAGAGCTCTTCGTTCTGTGGTCGAAGAAGACGTCAAACTGTCGTTCTTGGTCCCTGCTCCGCCGGTCAGAACTCTCCTGTCTGAATTCGTCGCAACAGGGCATTCCTCGCAGTCTGAAGATCCCCAATGAGGTCTTGCACGCTCTCGAGTAGAACTCCGGCGGGTCGGCGTTGGGTGAGCGGGTCACCTTCTACCGTAAAGGTAAACTTCGCCCACTCTTCCTCTGGCCGTCCCTCTTCAGGGACGATCATTGTGACCCGACTTTTGTTATCGGCGAGATATCTCGACCGGACGATGCGTAGGGGCTGGATATCTTCTCTACTCATAGAATCCTCCGTGGTGTTGTTGGTGCTCTCCATGGTGGTCCGAAGCGGACGGGGTGGCAATGCCCCGTCCGCGGTGGGCGTGTTCTGATGCCTGGCATGCGCCACATATCCGACATCCTGCCCGGTGCTCTTGAGTATCTGCTCGGTTGCGCCTCCTGCCCCTGTTCCGACCCTGACAATCGGAACAATGGCAGAGAGGACACCCAAGATGTTGGGTATTTCACCCAAGAACGTGGGTATTTCACCCACGCGCGCGGGCGTGGCGCCCAAGGCCCAAGCCGAGGCGCAGCCGATGTCTGACAGCAAAGCCGCTCAATTCAGAGATATGGTGTGCGACGAAGTGCGCTTTCGCAGGGGCATTGGTCTCAAGGCTGCCTTCGCAGAAGTTGCGCGGCTGTTCAGCCTGACCGAGCGGCGAGTGCGCGCATGCTGGCACGATGAACTGCGCACTGTGACAGCGGACGAGTGGGATCTGGTTCGCAAACGGCGCATCGACACATTGAAGCGGAGACATGCTCATCTCACGCGGCAAATCGCCCTTCTGAACCTCGAGGACGATCGGGCACCGCTCGGATGAGGCACTATGCCTACGATCTGATCGCGATCCCGGTACTCGCCAGCCTGTGCGTTGTAACCGGTGTCGCGATCGAATTCTTCTATTTCGGCGAGATGCGCGTGGCTGTGCGTGTGTTCCTCATCCGCGCGGTCCACGTGTGGCTCATCCGGGAGGAACGCACGGTCACGCGACGTGCTCGCAGACTTCGTCGTGTCCAGCTTCGGCTGGATCGTTGGATGGAGACGCTGTGATGAGTGCGCGTCGCGTCGATATATCCGAGGTTTCTGCCATGCTCGCCGCCCAGGCGGAGCAGCTGGCGCGTGAATTGCTGCCCGGCGGACACCGTGAGGGAAGCGAATGGATATGCGGCTCGGTCGCGGGCGAGTCTGGTAGGTCCCTTGCGTTCCACCTTTCGGGCGCCAAATCGGGCGTCTGGGCTGACTTCAGCACCGGTGAAGGCGGCGACGCTCTCGACCTGGTGGCGGCTGCGATGACGCAAGGTGACATGAAGGCCGCCTATCGCTGGGCCCATCAGTGGCTCGGGTTAGGTGACCTCGGCACCGTCGAGGTCAGACGCGCCCAGGTTGTTGCAAAGGCTGAAGCGTCGGAGCGAGGGAACGAAAGCGAGGCGGAAGGCCGTCGCCGTGCGCTGGGCATGTGGCTGGGGGCGCAGTCAGAGATCGGTAACACGCCGGTAGAGGCTTATCTACTCGGGCGGAATATCGACCTTCGTCTTCTCGGTCACGCACCACGCACCTTGCGGTTCGCGCCCGAACACTATTGCAGCGAGGTCAAGCGCAAGCTCCCCGCGATGCTGGCGGCGATCTGTGATCTGAATGGCGAGCATATTGCGACCCATCAGACCTGGCTTGCCCAGGATGAAAGCGGGATATGGCGCAAGGCGCCCCTGACCTGCGCCAAGAAAATTCGTGGTCGCTTCGGCGGCGGAGCAATCCGCCTGCGCAAGGGTGAATCACGCAAATCTCTGAGGGAAGCATCTGCCGGCGAGGCGATCGCGATCGGCGAAGGCATCGAGACATGTCTGTCTGTCGCCATCTGCTATCCCGAGCTCCGCATCCTCGCGGCTGCTTCCCTCGGCAACATGGCCAGCATTCAACTGCCAGACCAGATCAGGCGGGTGATTTTGCTGGCTGATAATGATGACAAGCCTGAAGCGAAGCGTGGGCTTCGCCGGGCAGTCGATACGCATCTGGCAGCCGGACGCGAAGTTCGCGTGGCACGGTCGCCAAAGGGTAAGGATTTCAACGATGCCATCACCTGAATCTCTCGCCGCCGTTCGGATGGCGGTTGAGCACGCTGATAGACAGTTTCAGGTAATCGAGGGTGGTAAACGTGGCGGCGGTGACGGCAACCCACCTGAGACACTCTACGATGACGAGAATTGCCCGGTGCGCGCTCTTGGACACCTTGATGGGCGTTTCTATTTCCTTGATGCTGTCGGGCAGATCCGGTTTCTCGCAGCGCGTAGCCTCGGAAGCCGTGATGATCTGGTCAGCCTCTTCATGGATGAAGGGAGCTGGCTGAAGGGCCGCTTCCCTCATAAGAAGGTGATGGACGTGCCAGGTCCGGATGGCGAGATCGAGAAGATCGAACGCGTCGTGGATTTCAGGAAGAACGAGGCGTCTGCCTGGTTGATGCGGCTCTGCCGTGATCAGGGCCTATTTGGCGATCATATTCTGATCCGTCGCCCTGGGGTCTGGCCTGAAAAAAATGGGATGCCAGTCGTTCATTGTGGCGATGCGGTTCTCATCGGCGACCGTTATTCACCCGCGGGCACGCGCACCGGCAATCAGATCTGGGCTGCTGCACCTCCGACTAATCGCCCCGGCGCCCCAGCTGAAGCCCAGATTGGCCTGCGTTTGCAGGACAGTATCAAGCGCTACTGGAATTTCCGGAAAGTCGGCGGCGAAATTGCCGTCATGGGGCTTATAGGCTGCGCATATTATGGCGCAGCAATCCCATGGCGCCCTGCGGGCTTTCTGAGCGGCCCTGCCGGTTGCGGCAAATCTTCGCTGCTCTCTGTGATGAAGGCCCTTTTCCCTCTCGCCTTCTACACGAATGATACATCGAAGGCGGGTCTCGAGCAGTCGCTGGATGGACGGGCAATGCCTAGTTTTATTGACGAGTCCAGCGATCGCGAGGACCAGCGCGGTGCTCGCGCCCTCCTGGATCTCGTGCTCGCGGCGTCAGGTGGCGAAGGCACCAAGGGGGCGAGAGGCGGCCAGGATGGCCGGGCACGAAAGATCGAGGTTGCCGGCGCCATCATCATGGCGTCGATCTGCCCGCCGGATATGCAGGCTCAGCATCGTGATCGATTCACAATCATCGAGCTCGGTCGCGCTCATGAGGGCGAGGATTTCCGCAACGAACATCGTGACCTTGTGGAATGGGGCAAGGAACATGGCCCGGCGCTATGGGGCCGAGCCATTGCCGGGTGGGAGTTGTATCACGCTTCCCTCGAACTCTTTCGCGCTGCGCTTCAACGGGAAGGATGTGCTCCGCGTGAGATGGATCAGCTCGGAGCGCTCATGGCTGGATGGTGGATCCTTACGCATGACGGCATTCCCAACGAGAAAGGAGCACTCGAGGGTGTTGGCGCGCTGATCGAGTTCATGCGTGGCGAAGAGGACAGTGTCGCCCAGGACGCATCAATGCAGATGGTCAATCACCTACTTTCCCAGATTGTCCAGCTACAGCGATCAACCGATCGCCGCCCGATCGCGGCGCTTATCCGTAAGTGCTTCGAAAAAACGGCAGATCCAGTCGAAGACACAGAAATCGGTCGCAACGTGGCGGCCGAGGTCCTGGCGCAATATGGCATCAGGGTAATCAGAGCGGACGATGCGAAGGATGAGCGAGGACGAGAGATCCCTCGAATGGCCGATGGGATTGGCGTCTGGTTCTCGCCGGCCTGCGACCCGTTACGCCGTCTTTTTGATGGCACGCCCTTTGCGGGGCAACGCTGGGAGCATGAGTTGCGAAGGCTTGAGTCTGCGCGGCAAAGATCCACCCCCATGAGGATTGGGGCAATAACCGCTCGCGGGTGCGTCTGGGTTTCCGGTGAGGAACTGGGGTTCGGAGATACCGATGTTGCTTGATCTTATGCCGATGTCGAGGTGGAAGCTGTTACGGCTGTGACAAAGCTGTTACGGAAAAATATAGCAAAAACAGACTTGTAACGCTGTTACGCATGTTACGGCGTTTTCTCTTTAAGAGTGATCTCGTTTGCTCTGGAGTTTCTATGACAGATTTTAGCGTAACAGCCGTAACAGAGTAACAACTAACTATAAGTTACTGATAAATATATATAATAGCTGTTGCAGGGTCTGTTACGGGCTGTGACACTGCTAGAAATGGGAAAAGCCCGATGAAATCCACCATCACCACGTTCTCGCCTCATCGCGTTTCTTTACCGTCAGGAGAGAAGGTGCGCGGCTCTGCGGCATCGCGGGGTTATGGTCGGCGGTGGCAGAAAGCGCGTGCGGCCTATCTGGCTGAAAACCCGGTTTGTCAGTGCAGCGATCCGGAATGTCAGCGGCCAGCAACCGAGGTGCACCACATCAAGGCCCATCGCGGGGATTACGATCGCTTCTGGGACGTATCCAATTGGCAAGGGCTGACCAAGGAGTGTCACTCGCGCCTGACGGCCAAGGAAGGGCCGCGTCGCTACTCATGACGGCAATACGCGGCCCACGGGCGTTCTGGCGCCGTCCTGGATCGTTCCCCTTCATCAGGAACTGGGGCGACGTCCAGAAGATTGCCCAGGTCTGCGGCATAACCGTGCAGGCTGTCAGCCAGTGGAAGCGTGTCCCTGACCGCCATCTCTTCACCGTTGCTCAGCTGCTCGGTCTTTCGCCCTGGCAGCTTCGACCGGATCTCACTGTGAGGAACCTTACGATGACAGACATGGACCCTCGCGATGCCCGTCTTGCCGAGGACACGATCCAGGCAGCGGCCAGCCAGATGGAGGCGCGTCGTCTTGCTGTCCTGACGGCACAAGCGGACAGGCAGCGACGCGCTGCAGCCAAGGCGCAGGCAGAGCTCGATCTCGCCCAGGCTGATGCAGATCTTCGTCGCGCACGACAAGCTCTGTCGCGTGCGAGGCAGACGTTCGTGAACGCGGGCATCCCCGAAGACCGTCTCAACCCGGCCCAAGGCGACCGCCTTTCCCCTCCCCTCCTCGCCCAGTCAGCCGAAGGGATAGGGGGGGTCTAAACCTGAGGCCCTACGGGATGTGGACCGCTCATCCCCTCAACTTGCGTCGCCGCGAATTTCGGAAAACTTTTTTTGGAGTGTCAGATGGTTAGAGGTAGAAAGCCGGTCCCGGAAGCCCTGAACGAGGCGCGCGGCAATCCCGGGAAAAGGGCGCGCAAAACAGCGGCGACCGAAAGTTTTTCGCCTGCTGGTGTGACCGCCCCGACTTATTTGAGCGCAAAAGGTAAGCGCTACTGGCAAGAGGTCGCAGGATACCTGATCGAGAGCCGTATCGTGCGCGCCTCAGATCGGAACGCGTTGGCACGGTATTGCCAGACGCTGTCCGACTATGTCGAGGTCACGCGAGAGCTGAACAAGCAGGGGCACGTTTACACGAGCAAATCCAATCACGGGGAGCTGCTCCGTATCTCGCCGCACTTCATGGTGCAGGAGCGACTGGTCAAGAGGTTGCAGGATTTGGAAGACCGCTTTGGTCTCTCACCAGCGTCCCGGCAGCAGATTATGGCGCGAATGGCTGCTGGGTCCCAGACAGCTCTGGCGTTCGGAAATACGCAAAGTCCTGTCGATGACGGAACGGGCGCGGGCACAGTCATGGAAACCTCTGCTAACCCGGTCGACTTCTTTTCGACGGGCAGCGTCCATTAATGGCGCCGTTACCCGTCCCACCAATGCCTAAGGGCGGTGAACGGTTCGGGGCCTGGTGGGACGAGGCGGCTGCTCAGCGAGTGACCGAGTTCTTTCCGGCCATGCTCAGGCATACGGAAGCGGAGTGGGCTGGCCGGCCTTTCCATCTCGCTGACTGGCAGCGCGATGATATCATCCGCCCCATCTTCGGATGGAAGCGCGCTGACGGAACGCGACTGATCCGTATCGTGTGGATCGAGGTCCCTCGTAAGAATGGAAAGACCGAGCTGGCTGCCGGCATGGCGATCCTCATGATGTTTGTCGATCGTGAAATGGGCGGCCAGATCTACTCCATGGCTTCAGACAAGGATCAGGCACGTCTCGTCTTTAACAAGGCGGGCGTTATGGCCCAGTGGAATGAGAACCTGTCCAAGTCACTCGAGCTCCTTAAGACTTCGATTTTTTGCCCTGCTCTAAACACTACCTTCAAGCCTCTCTCAGCAGGTCCTCAGGGAAAGCACGGCTTCAGTACGACATTTGCTATCGGGGACGAGGTGCACGAGTGGCGGGACGGTGAGATTGCGGACGTGGTGCACAAGTCTACGGCTGCACGGCGTCAACCGCTCGAGGCGTTTATCACAACGGCTGGTGTCCGCGGGGTCGGCTATGCCGCAGAGATGCATGAACTCGCGATGGATATACGGGCAGGAACTGTGGTCGATCCTACGTTTCTGCCGGTGATCTACGCGGCATCTGATGACGATGACTGGCAATCGGAGGAAACCTGGCGCAAGGCCAATCCGAATTACGGGGTCTCAGTCAAGGCGGAGTATCTCCGTGAGGAGTGCATTAAGGCAAGTAGATCACCCCGTCTAGAGAACGAATTCAAAAGGTACCACCTTAACCGGTGGACAGAGCAGACAACGCGCTGGTTGCCCATGGAAGATTGGGGCCTCTGTCGAGGCGATGTGTCCTGGGCCGATCTGCCTGCTCTAGTGCGCGGACGGCGGTGCTTTGGGGGGCTCGACCTCTCTCATGTGTCGGATGCTTCATCAATGTGCTGGTGTTTCCCGCCAGCATCGGGCTCCGCGACCAGTGGGCATAAATGGGCCTTCGCGGACAAATACGTCTTTATATGGCGGTTCTGGCTTCCTGAGGACGCGGTGGCTAATCAGCCGAGAGAAAGAAGGGCTCGATACGAGTCTTTCGTTCGTGCCGGCGCTCTTCGCCTCACTCCAGGCAGAGTGATCGATTATGATTTTGTGCGTGCCGAAATCAATCAGGACGCTGCTTTGTTCCGTCCGGAATGGATCGGCCTTGATCCTTACGGGGCGAATGAAATGGCGCACCGAATGTTGAACGAAGACGGGCTACCGCTTCAGTGGTTTCGTCAGGGCTATCTGTCCCTCTCCGCGCCGTCGCAAGGGTTCGAGCGGCTGGTAATCTCTCATGGTATGATCCATGGCGATAACCCCGTTGCGACGTGGATGGCGCGTAATGCGGTAGTCACGGGAGACTCTGCTGGAAATATAAAACCTGAGAAATCCAAGGCTGCAGACAAGATCGACGGCATTGTAGCCGCGATCATGGCCTATGGGGGCGCATCAGTGGTCCCGGAAGAAACCCCCGTCGGCGTTCATGTTGTGAATGGCGTCCTGGTCATAGGATAAGAACATGCCCCCTCCCCGCCTCATGCGCGCGATCGAGCCAACACTTGCGAGGCCTGTCGCGCGACAGAAGGACGTGGGGACATCAGTCCAGCCATCCATGGGTATGCTGGCAGCCTTCGGCGGCATGATGTCCAATACGGGAACGCCGGTGACGCCGTTCACTTCGCTCAGAAGCGCTGCGGTCTATGGATGCGTGAACCGACTCAGTCAGGATATCGCCAAACTGCCCCTGAGCATTCGTGAAGCTCTGGCATCAGGCCAAGGCTATCGGAGCATGCCGAAACATCCCCTCATGCGATTGCTTCGCCGGCCTAACGACTGGATGACCGTCTACCAATTCATGCGATTTATGGTCACTTCGCTACAGCTGCGCGGAAATGCGTTCGCGGCGATCGTGCGAGATCCGGCCGGCGAGCCCGTTGAACTCATACCGATCAGCCCTGATCGCGTGATGGTGCAGGTCTCAGAGAATGGTCTCGTCTTCTACGATTTCAGCCATCCTCTGATTGGTCCCGGTCAGCGCTGGGCGGCAGAGGACATGCTGCACTTCAAAGGCATGTGCGTCGATGGGGGCTACGTGGGTCTCTCGCCGATAGCGTTTGCGCAAGACACAATGGGCCTTGCGATCGCAGCGCAGGAGCAGGCCGCTATCCTGTACCGTCAAGGTAATCAAACGGGAGGCATTCTCTCGACTGATAAACCCCTCAATCCGGAGACGACGGCCCAGATCACAGCCGAGGTCGCGCGGCATCATGCTGGTGTGCAGAATTCGTCTAAACCAATGGTTCTGGGGGCAGGATTTAAATACGAGCGGATGAGCCTTTCCCCCGAAGAAGCTCAGTTCCTCGAAAGCAGAAAGTTCTCGACTGAAGAAATCTGCCGAATTTTCGGGGTCCCGCCTCACAAGATCCAACACATTGTTGGTGGGACCTTTTCTAACATCGAGAATCAGGAGCAGGCATATATCAACGACGCCTTGCAACCGATCGCGACCGAGATCGAGCAGGAGATGGGCCGCAAGCTCTTCTTTGAAGACGACCAGGACTCGGGCTGCGAGCTCTACCTGGATTTCAGGGCGCTGCTCCGGGGCGACATGAAGACCCGATACGAGGCCCTAAGCATCGCAACTCAGACCGGTTTCATGAACATTAACGAGGCACGCGCCTCTGAGGGCTGGGGCCCGATAGAAGGCGGTGAAATCTACCGCTTCCCGCTCAATACGGCGCCCGTATCAGCGTCTAAGCCTCCCCCTACTGGCGCTGAGGGAAACAAGCCACCGGAGAACGACGCCGTACCTGCTCCACAGCCTGAGGAAACCGAATAATGCGGATCGTTACGCCTCAACGTTTTGCAAAAATGGCCTGGGATGTCCGCAAACGCGGGTCCGGACGCATGCCGGAGGACGTTGTAATCTCCCGAGCCTTCCCCACCTCGCTGGAGGTCAGTGATACGGACGAGCGCAAGCTGGCTTACACGATCACCACAGACAGCGTCGATCGACAGATGGACACTATCGCGATCGGAGGGTGGGATCTCACAAATTATCTCAAAAACCCCGTGGTTCTCTGGGGGCACAACCATGATCTGGTCATCGGGAAGGCTCTTTCCGTCGAGCAAGTCGGCAATGCGCTCAAAGCGACTGTCGAGTTTCAGCCAGCCGAGATGCCTATTGTAGGGGGCTGGGCCGAATACGCCTATCGTGGCGGTCTCACAGGCTTCATTCGCGCGACCAGCGTGGGCTTTCGGCCCATCGAATGGGAAATTACGGAGGATCCTGAGCGCGGAGGAGATGACTGGTTCCCGGGCGTGGATTTTCATCGCCAGGAGCTCACCGAGTTCTCGATTGTTGGTGTGCCATGCAACCCGGAGGCGCTGATCGATCCTGTGCAGGCGGCAAGTGCGACACAAGCGGCTTCGTTCGATCTTGAAAATCAGACTTCTCGCAAGCGCTATCCCTCATGGGCGGCTGAGCGCAAGCGCCAGCATGATATCCGCTCGAAACGGATCGCGTCGCTGGCCTGACATATCCCAAGGCAGGCGCAAGCGCGCCTGTGAGAGGATATTCCATGCGAGTCAATGCTGCTGCCCTTAAGGAACTGCGCCGCAAGAAAAAGGCGCTCATCGAACAGGCCCGCAAGGCGGCCGAACGACTTGAGGAGCGCAGCGCAAAGCGTCTCCAGAAGGCTGAGGAAGACGACAAACCCATCGATGAAGATGCCGCCAATGCCGAAGACAAGGCGGATAACGACGAGATGTCGCAGTGCATGAGCCAGATCTCTGCCCTGGACCAGCGTATCGAGCGCATCGAAGGCCTCCTCGATATCGAGGCTAACAGCATCGAAAACGATAACGATAATGTCGATCCTGAAAATGACGACCCTGAGGAGCGTTCATTTCAGGGGCAGATACGTCGTGGTGCGGGGGATACCTCGCGCGCAAGTCAGCGTCAGAATTTCCGCAAGGGGTTCCATCTGGATCCAGCCATACGCCGCAAGATGGCGCCGGGCGACAATTTCATCCACTTTCTGCTCAGCGTCGGTCACGCCAAACGTTTTGGCGTCGAGGCTGCCAAAGGCTTTGCCCAGAAGACACTCGGCAATGCAGATGTCGTGAAAGCGCTTGCCGCTGGGGGGCAGTCCACTGGCGGAGCGCTCATCCCGCAGCAGTTTGTGGCCGATCTGATCGAGCTTCTTCGCGCGGAAGTCGTCGTGCGCAAGCTCGGTGCCCGATCAATGGACATGGCCTATGGTAACATGACCATCCCGCGCCTGGCGGGCGGCGCAACCGCCGGATATCAGGCCGAGCTTGATGATATCGGGCTCTCTCAGGAAGCGTTCGATGATGTCCAGTTCACGGCCAAGAAGCTGACATCGCTCGTACCAGTCTCGAACGATCTGATCCGCCGCTCGGCTCTCAGTGTCGAGCAGATCGTGCGCGAGGACCTTGTTGCGGCCACCGCCCGACGCGAGGACCTCGCGTTCCTGCTTGGAGCCGGCACCCTGAAGGATCCGATCGGTATTCTCAACATGGGTGGCACGTCAGTGACTGGCGGAGCCTCGACTCTCACCGGCGCCATTTCGACCCTGAATTCCTGCGAACTCTCCCTCAAAGCCGGTAACAGCCGGATGCTCTCCGTGGGCTGGGTATTCCATCCGGCAGTCGAGATGTTCCTCAAGGGGCTGACGGACAGCGTCGGTCACTACTTTTTCCGTGAAGAGATGGAGCGGGGGATGCTCAATGGCTATCCTTACGTGACCACGACGCAACTGCCCACCAACCTCGGCTCTGATGGTCACGGATCGTACATCTTTTTCGTTGATTTCGCCGATATCATCATTGGTGATGCTTACACAGCCGACGTCGAAGTCTCCTATGAGGGCGCCTACGTGGGAACTGACGGCAAGACCGTGTCGGCGTTCCAGCGCGATCAGACCCTGTTCCGGATCATTCGCGAGCACGACATCCAGCCTCGCCATCTTCAGTCGATCGTGGTTGCCACAGTGGATGGTTGGGTACCGACAGGTTGGTCGAATTACGGACCTGGGGCGCCATACACGACGCAACCGCTCAACACGAGCCCGAGCTCGGCGCAGAGCGCGAACCCATCCGGCTAATCCGCCTCAATTCCAGCCTGACAACATCCTGCCCCGCTCCGGGCAGAATTCTTGGAGAATGAAATGTCCCAGTCCCGTAATGCTTCTGACCCGGGTGCTGCTGTGCGGTTTCGCAAATGGTGGCGTGGTTACAATGTCGATCAGGTCGCCCGTTTCGACACTCACACGGCAAAACAGCTGGTGGATAAGGGAATAGCGATCTCTTACCGCCCGACCAAGGAAGAGGCCCAGCGCGACACTGAACTTGCGAATATGCGCAAGCTGTCGGCGGAGGAGAGCATACTGCTCCGCGAGAATGCGATCCTCGCTCGGCGAGGGGCTTTTTCCTCGGTTGAAAAGTAGCACCCCGCACGATGCCGGCTACTCTGTCGCTTCGCGTGATCACGCCGCCGGCTAACCCGGCGGCGGATCTACAGACAGTCAAGCGACACCTGCGTGTCGATCATGACGAAGACGATGATCTTATTTCAGGCTACATCGAGGCTGCTACTGCTTGGGTCGAGCAGTACACAGGTCGAGCGCTCGTCAAGACACAGTTCATGCAATCGATTGGCGAACAGCCTTACGGGGCAGCATGGCCTATGCTCCCCTCGCCTTTCCTGATCCTGCCCCTCGCACTGTCCTGGCCGCCACAGCAAGCTCAGGCTTACCGTATCTTGCGCGCACCCATGATGACGATCGATGCCATGGCTCTGATTGACGCCGATGACGGATCTCAGGTGTCAGTCACACCCTCACAATATGCACTCGATGTCTATTCCGAGCCATCCCGGATATGGCTGGATAACGTCCTGCCGCTTCAGAGGCGACAAAGCCTCCTCGTGACCTTCACCGCTGGCTACGGCGCAGATACTGCTGACGTGCCACAGGCTATTCGTCTGAGCATCGCCATGCTCGTCGCCCATTTCTACGAAAATCGGGGAGATATGGAGATGGGCACAATGCCCGCGGCGGCCGAGTCTCTCCTCGCAATGTACAGACTGGTCTGGCTCGGTGCCTGAGGATGAACGAATCCGTATCGGGCGCATGAAATGGCCAGTGCTTGTGGCGAATCGCAAGCAGCTGCCCGAAGCTAATCCCGGCGTGGGGATAACAGAATTGTTCCCCCAGATGCTGTCTGTGCGAGCAGACGTACAGCCTGTCGGAGCAGCAGCCTATTGGGGCTCCATGCAAGTTGAGAGCGGTATCACTCACCGTATATTCATGCGTTGGGTCGAAACACTCGACAACGAGTGCGTGATTTTCCGTGTGACGAAGGGCAACGAAAGCACGCCGTCTGCGCCCGTTCTCATCTGGGAACGGTTTCGCATTCGCCGATGGAAGGAGGTGGCTGGCCGCAAACGATTTGTCTGTATCGAGTGCGAACTCGAGCAGCGTGAGGCAGCAACGCCCGGCGTGATTGCAGGCCAGATTGGGGCAGATAGCGGTGACTGAAGATAGCCGTCTCGTCATTGACGTCCCATCCTATGCGCTCGAGTTCTCCAAGCAGAACCTTCGCAAAAGCCTGCGCATTGCCGCGAATGAAGTACGACGCACGGCGCGGCAGGAGATCAGGCAGAGCATCGGCGGTGGACGACTCTATTACGGGCCGGGAGGGAGCATCAGTTATCGCGGTGGATCCGCAGCGGGCAAGCATCGCGCTTCGTCACCGGGAGAGTCACCGTCGAATGTCACCGGCACGCTCGCCCGAAGCCTGAAGGTAGAGCCGGGCCATAACAAGTCAGTCTTCGTGGTCCGAGCCACAGCATTCTATTCGGTCATGCTGGAGGGTGGCGCTAAAGGCGGCGGGCCAGGCAGAAAATACCAGCGAAAAAACGGACGAAATGGCACCGGTGGAAGCCGGGTTCTAGAGCCGCGTCCGTTCCTGACCAAAGCTCTTTCCGAGCGCTCGGAAACAATCTCGCGACGTCTGGCTGATGCAGCCGTGAAGGATGTGATTATGGAGCGTGTCAAGAAATGAACGTCCCGCAAGTAATCGCCCAGATCAAGACAACGACGCAAGTCTTCAACCATGACGGAGGTGCTCAGGTAGCAGGGGCGGCAGAGGCCGCCCAGGTCGTGGACAAGGCATGGCTGCTTCGCCCCGCAGCCTATGTCATTCCTCTCGATGACAGTGCTTCCGAAAACGTATCCATGAACGGGCTGGACCAGGACGTCGAGGAGACAATCGCCATTATCGTTGATCTGGACAACTCCGCCGATCAGCGAGGGCAATCCTCCGTCGCCACAGTCGAGCAGGTTCGCGCTGATCTCTTTTCCTGCCTCCTCAATTGGATGCCTGATGGGTCAAACGCAACACGTGGGTTCTCTTATGCTGGTGGTCACCTCATCCAGCTCGATCGTACCAGGATGCATTGGGAATTCAGATTTTCCTTGAAAATCCTGATCTCCGACGCAGATGGCTGGCAGGCGCCCGAGGAACAGATCACAGAGATCGATGCAACCTTGATCGACCCGGACACGGAACAGGAGACTGGCCTCAAGTTCCGCGTCTAACCTGCGGAGCCTTCGACATGAGAGTCTACCCTGTCCCGAACAGGTGCGTTCGCGATCCCGTCTCGAGATCCCCGGTAGACCCATCCGGGCTCGAGGTCAGTGACTTTTCTCCCTTCTGGCTGCGCCGCCTCCGTGATGGAGACGTCTCCAAACTGTCGCCCGATGATCAGGAGGCAAAGGCCAAGGCTCATCTTGCGGTGTCTTCCGAGGCGGAAGCCGCACCCCCTGCGGATCATGCGTCGTCCGAAACGGATCATAACCAAACGGAGGCCGTATCGTGAGTGACTCCATCACCTTCCCTCGATATCCGTCCACCAACCGGGTTCCCGGCGTCTTCGCCGATGTCGATCCCAGTCAGGCGAATACTGCAACCGTCCAGCTGCGCGGCCTGATCGTCGCCCAGATGGTGAAGGGATCGGCAGTTCCCGGAACACCGGTCATCGTGCCGAGCGCTGCCGCAGCGGCCACGATGTTTGGGGCGGGTTCGCAGGCCGCGATCGCGGTCACGCACTGGCGCAATATCGACAGCTTCGGTGAACTATGGGTGTTGCCGCTGGCTGACGATCCGCAAGCCCAGGCTGCTGCCGGGTCAATCGCCATAACCGGGACCGCTACCGCCGCAGGTACTCTGGTCTTCCTGATCGACGGCGCATTGGTATCGATCGCTTATAACGCGGGGGACGCGGCTGCGACGGTAATGGGCCGTATCGCGCCAGCCCTCTCTCAGGCGGGGAACTTTCCGTTCTCTGCGGGTGCGATCTCTTCCGGTGCAGTTCCGCTCACTGCGATCAACAAGGGCGCCTGTGGTAGCGATCTCGTCCTCGGGATCTCCACGCAATCCAGCGATTACGTCTCTGCTGGTCTGGCCGTCACGATCACTCAGCCAACTGGCGGCTCGGCAAACCCGAGCAGCCTGGCGAACGCATTGCTTGCGCTCGGCACGCGGCCCTTCGATTTCATTGCCACACCCTACGCGGACAGTGCCAGCCTCTCCGCTTTCAAGGGGTTCATGTCCGATGCGAGTGGGCGCTGGTCGTGGAACGAGATGATCTTTGGCCATGTCTTCACCGCTATCCGCGGGACGTTGGGAGCAGTCACCACGTTTGGACAGTCGGTCAACGATCAACATCTCACTGTGGTGCCGATCGCCGATAGTCCCTCTTCGCCGCTCCGCTGGTCTGCCGAAATTGCAGCCAGCGCTGCAGTCAAAGCGCGCACGGATCCGGCACTGCCCATCACCCAGATGGCGCTTACGGTGCTGCCACCCTCCGACGCGAACATCTGGTCGTTCACGGAGCAGAACTCCCTCCTTTACGAGGGCCTTTCTGTCTTCTCCGTGGGCGACGACGGAACGGTTTCCATCCTCCGGCTGATCACCACCTATCAGACGAATGCGGCAGGTGTGCCGGACGATTCATATCTCGACGTCGAGACGATGAATACTCTCGCTTACGTCATCCGTGATCTCAGAACGTTCCAGCAGCCTTATCTGGCGATGAAGCTGGTTTCGGATACCACTCGCATTCCAGGTGGATCCGGAGCAATCAACGCGCCAGTCGTGAGGCAGGCGCTGATCGGGCGATATCGCTTCCTCGAGACGGCGGGCTACGTCCAGAACAGCGCGACATTCGCGGCCAACATCATTGTGCAGAACAAGGGCGGGGGCCAGCTGGCAGAGAGTTTGCCGATTGATGTCGCCAATCAGGTCCGCACGATCCCGATGCTGATCCAATTCCGAAAGAGCTGAGAGAGATCATGTCCGGAACGACAATGCGCCGCGCGGGTGTAACCGCCGGCTTCATCAACGGTGTTGCCTATGACATCACCGAGGCCCGCTATAGCCCTGCGCGATGGGTGCGGGAAACCTTGAAGGGCCTGAATGGCATTCATGGTTACTCTGAAAATCCGCAGCAAGGTCGTATCACCATGACGATCCGCGATGCGCAGGGGATGACCGTCTCTGATTTCAGCAACATGTCGGCTGTCTCGGTCCAGTTGCAGCTTGCCAATGGCAAGGCGGTCAGCGGAGACGGCATGTGGGTGACGGAGGCAGTCGAGGTTTCAGCAGCGGAGGCAACCTTCGAAGTGACGTTCGAAGGTGTTGATCTCGTTGAGGGAGCAGCGTCATGAGCGAGATAAGCGAGGCAGAAAAGGTCAAACAGAAGCCTGCACCGACGCTGGTCATCCCTCTTGATGAGCCGGTCGCCCATAAGGGGGCCCATTATACTGAGCTGTCACTTAAAGAGCCGACCGGGCGTGTCGTGCTGGACGCGGAAAAACACCTGAAAGGTGCTGCGATAGGACCTGCTGATTTAAGGCTTTACCAGTTTACGCTTGTATCGGGTGCGAGCGGAGTACCTTTCGATGTCTTGCGAGACTTCTTTCCAATCTCGGTGATAAATGAAGGGCTCCGGTATCTTCAGGGTTTTATCGAGGCTGGCGAGCCGATTGGCGAGAAATAGCCGTCAGCCTGACCTGTACTGTTCGGTGGCCGCCCGATGAAGTCTGGCGGCTAACCCCCAGCGAAATTGATTGGTGGTTCGAATCCGTAACCAGCCAGAAGGAGCGAATTCAGGATGGCTAACGGGTTTGCGATCACGATCTCCGCCGTCGATCGTGCGAGCAAGGTGATGGACAACATCACCAAGCGCATCAACGCGATGAACGCCCCCCTGCGTCGATTTCGTGGATCAGCCGGCAAATTCCTGGACGCAAGTGGTATCAATCGGGTCGCTGGTGCCTTCAGAGGGTGGGCCGCGGCTGGCCTTAACGTCGCGGGATCTCTGGTAAAGATTGTCGAGCCACTCGGGATATTGACGAGCGTCGCAAGTCTCGCCGGTATTTACAAGCTGACGTCGTCATGGGCCCAATTTGGCTCCCGGCTCGGTTTCGATGCGCAGCGCATTGGGATCATGCCGCAGAAATTACAGGCGCTGCAGGGGGCTGCAGAAGAGGCGGGTTCATCCGCGCAAAGCCTCACGTCAGGAATGCGCAATCTTCGCGATGGAATGGTCAATGCTCTTGGCGGACGAGATCCCCAGACTTTTCAGACACTTTTCCAACTGTTCCCGGAATGGAACAAAGATACCCATCACCTAAGGCAGGCGTTGGGTAACCTCGATGGTTTCCTCCCGCAGGTCGCGAACAAGATCGCGTCCATTAAGGATCCAACATTGCGAGCCCGTCTCGCAACACAGCTCTTCGGATCTGCCGGGGAAGACCTGATGCCTTTCCTCCTGAAAGGCTCGAAAGGCATAAACGAACTTACGGCGAAAATGGCCAAGTACGGCCTTCTCAATCAGGACGGTATCGAGAAGGCGAACAAGCTGCGTGAATCCATGGTAGATCTCCGCTTGGCTTCCGTTGGCTTGTCCTACGCAATCGCACAACAGGTCGGGCCGAGCCTTGGCGGTTTGTTAGACTGGTTCACCAACCTTATCAGCGTCAATCGGGAAACGATCGCCGCAAATATCGGCAAAGCCGTAAAGGTCTTCGCGGATTGGGTTAAATCTGTTGATTGGAAGACGGTTGGTAACGAGATCCATCATATCTTTGGAGAGGTCAACAACGTTGCCCAGGCTATGGGTGGTTGGGGGGCGGTTGCTAAAGATGTGGGCGAACTCGTCGGCGTCGTCATGGTTGCGAAGATCCTAGCTGGCTTAGGTCGCGTTCTTTCGACCGTTCTTTCTGTAACAGCAGCTATCAAGGGTATGTTCGCAGCCAAAGACACGCCTAGTGGGGTTCCGCCCGTGCCGAAAGCTGCGCCCGGCGTGATGAAATTTGCGGGTAGAGCTGGCCTCTTCGGGCTCGCCGTTGGCGCGCTTTACGAAGGTGCAAAATATACCGGGATCAACAAGAAATGGGACAACGTAGCCGATCGAGCTGCAGCGTCGAGCGATCGCTTTCTAGGTACCAATTTGGGATATGCCTATAAGGCATGGAAATTTTTCAAAGAACAAGGTTGGACCTCCGCCCAGGCATCGGGAATTGTCGCTAGTCTCGATAAAGAGAGTGGTTTCCAAACGAGCCGGACGGGTGACAATGGAGATGCGTTCGGTATTGCTCAATGGCACGCAGATCGGGCGGCGAACTTTCGCAAGGCTTTCGGGCATGACCTGAAACAGTCGACCTATGACGAGCAGTTGAAGTTTATTCAGTGGGAGCTTGGACACACGGAACGCGCCGCTGGAGATGCTCTCAGACGCACGACAGACGCTGCAAGTGCCGGCGCGACTTTCTCCAATACGTATGAGCGCCCGGCCGATCAGCAAGGCGAAATGAGGGACAGGGGGGAGATCGCCCAGCGTTGGCAGCAGAGGCTCGTGGAACGCGACAAGTATGGTGACAACGGTTTGTCAGGATGGGCCAGCGACACACTGCACCGAATAGGTTTGAAGGGGGCGACAACGGGTGATCCAGGTGCCCGCGGTTCCACCTCAGCGACGCCTCCGCCTGCGGCTACCCAGACCTTGGACAAGGCCCATCTGACGATGGACGTGCACGTTCACAGCAGCTCCGATGGTTCGCATCGCGTGACTATTCCGTCTGCGACAGTCAACGGGCAGCCGATACAGCCAAAGATTGCTCGCGCCATGCCCGCTTCGGGATACTGAATATGTCAGTGATCGATCTCATGATCCCGGCAGTATGGCGGGGCGTTCCGTTTCAGGTGATCGGATCGAGCCTGCGAGCTGGTCGGCGCAACGCGGTCCACGAGTATCCTTTCCGTGCAGAGCCTTGGGTGGAAGACCTTGGCCGTGCATCTCGGGTTATCGCCTTCACAGGGCGTCTCGTAGGAGATGACGTCTATCTGCAGCGCGCGGTCATGCAAGCGGCGTGCGAACTCAAAGGGCCTGGCCTTCTCATTCATCCTACCCTCGGCCCGGTTCAGGTAAGTCTGCTCGAGCCTGTGGTAATGCGTGACCGGTTCGACGCGCAGCGTGTCGTCGAATTCGAGATGGTTTTCATGCAGGGGGGCGATCGCCTCTACCCCAGCCTGCTCGTAGATACTCAGAACGGCATTCTCGTTGCCGCAGCGGCCGCGATCCTGCTCGTTGGCCGGATCCTCGTATCGGCAGTTACCGGAGGTGGTTCGTCGTCTGCCGCGATCGCGCTTGGATCGCAGAGCATTGCTGCCGCCTGGAGCGGACAGGCAAGTCAGATCGGACGCGATCCGTCGTCCATCTTTAGGGAGACCTCAGGTCTACCGGGATACAATGGAAGGTATGATGGCGGCGGTCTCTCCGTGCCCGCGGCTCCTAACGCGACTGTCGCGTCTCAACGCTCAGCGGTTGTTGCATCGAGGTCGGCAATCGATGCGGCATCCAGAAGTCTGGTGTCGGCTTGCGCTGATATCGTTGCGTTACCGTCCGCATGTTCGGACGCAGCGCGGCAAACGGTAGTCGCCATACGATCTGCCACGATTAGTCCGACAGACCAGATCCGGGTTCTCTCGGGCCTTTCATCGTTCGCGCCTGGGATATCGAGTTCGAGCGCCCCGGTAGGCGCTGCGATCGCTACGGTCCAGCTCGCGCTCGCGTCCGTGCTGCGACGCTCCGCCTTGATAGCCCTGGCTGAGGCCGTTTCGAGCTGGCAGCCCGACAGCGTAGACGCCGCGCAGAGTGCTCTCGCCAGCATCGTATCACTCTTCGATGCTGAGATCCTGGCCGCTGCTGACTCTGGTGATGGAGACGCTTTCAGTTTTCTTCGCGATCTGCGCACGGCAGTTATTCAGGATTTGAGCGAACGAGGGGCGAAGCTTGCCCATCTCGAAACCTTCTCATTCAACCGCACCATGCCGGCTACGGCATTGGCCTGGTCTCTCTATCAAGATCCAACGAGAGTTCGAGACCTTATCGCGCGCGCGAATGCCCCGCATCCCCTCTTCATGCCCCTAACCTTCGAGGCGCTGAACTCATGAGTATCGGCTCATTCGCACGCCGTGCATTCGAATCCATCCTTCCTCGAGTTGATATGGACGTATCACTCACCGTGGGCGGTGTTGCCTGGCGTGGGTGGGAAGAGGTGCGGATAACTCGTGGTTGTGAGCGCTGCCCGTCTGACTTCGATATCGCAATCACGGAGAAATATTCCGACAACACTAAGATTGATGTCGAGCCTGGGCAACCCTGCATTCTCAAGGCAGGGGATGCGTCTCTGATCACAGGCTATGTCGATCTCTATAACACTGCCTATGACGCGACGAATCATGGTGTGAGGATCGCCGGGCGTTCCAAATGTCAGGATCTTGTCGATACCCACGCGGTGGTGCCGAGCGGACAGCTCGGCAACTGTACCATACGCACTCTCGCAGAGCAGCTTTCGCAGCCCTACGGTATCAAGGTCGACAGTTTATCAGTTTCGTTGCCTCTCGACCCCTCTGAGAGTGTGTTGCCCATGTTCAATGTGACACTGGGCATGTCTCCATTCGAGCTCATCGAAGCGAATTGCCGATACTATGCCCTGTTGGTCTACGATAACCCTGACGGCGATCTGGTCCTGAGCCCGGTGAGCTCTAAATCGCATGCGAGTGGTTTCAGTGAAGGGGTTAATGTGCTCGCTGCAGAGGTTGCCTTCCGCATGGACGAGCGCATGAGCGTCTATTGGCCGCATCTGTTTACGATCCAGACCATGAACGATCTTCCCGATCCGAACGCGGGTAGTTCGTTTCCCCCGCTCTATGATCCTGGTGTGCCTCGCTACCGACCTTTCTTCGTCGTGAGCGAACAGTACTACAATGACCACTTCCTGGCGACCAAACGAGCCCAATGGGAAATGCAGCGCCGGCGTGGCCGATCGCAGGCGGTCCATCTGGTGTGCGACTCCTGGTACGACTCGGCTGGTGAGATCTGGCAGCCTAACCGCGTCGCTCCTTTGAACCTACCCTCGCTGAAACTACCCAACAAAAACTGGCTTATCACAGAGGTCACTCTGTTTACTGGTATGGCGCGCGGCACGGGAGCAGAGATCACGCTTATGCCCCCTGAAGCGATGACCGTCGAACCAGCCTTCCCCATGGCTTTCGATTATCAGATTGCTCAGGCTCTCTCGCAGGCTAACAGCCCATGATGCGGCGGCTTATCTCCTCCCTTTTCAGTGTCGGGAAGACGTCCACGTCCCCGGACGACACTGGCGGCATTCAAAAAGTCCAGGTCCGGCTCTCTCAGTATGAGACGCTTGACCATAGAATGGTGATGGGGACTTACGGCCTCATCAGTTCACCGCCTGTAGGCAGTGACGCCGTGCTGGCCTGCGCCTCGGGGCAGCGAACGAACGGGTTTGTAATTGCAACCAATCATCGACAGTACAGATACCGGAATGCCAAACCCGGTGAGGTAGGACTGTCGAATGGTGTGGCGGGCTCCGTGTTGCTCCTGGCTGCAGACGGAACTCTGGTCATCAATATACCAGGGGCGAAAGTGCTCATTGAAGGGGCAACCGTCTTTGCGAAAGATTTCCAGACTGAGTCCGGCGTAAGCCTCGCGGCTCACCTCCATGGCGGCGTCCAAGCGGGAGCTTCGGATACGGGAGCTCCAGTGACCTCATGACCGATATCAGGCTTATCTATGACAACACAGCCGGTCACTGCGATTGGGTATCGCTGGGATCGGATCTTGATACCTCGCACGATCTTGAGACCGCAGTTCTGCTCTCCCTTTTTACCGATGCGCGTGCACCGGATGGGACCGTCCCGCCTGACGGAACAGGAGATCTCCGTGGCTGCTGGATCGATTATTACGAGGGATGGTCCATGGGTTCTCTATTATGGACCATCGAAGGTACGAAGAAGGTTGGCAACAGTCTTCTGACCCATGCGCGAACGATTTGCGAGCAGGCCCTGCAGTGGCTCATCGATGATGGGATCATTGGCACCGTTAGGGTCTCCACATCATGGATCAACGGATCGGCCTTGAAAATCGATATCGTCCTGACTTCCCCTAAGGGGGTGAGTCAGTCCTTCCAGTATGCATGGGCATGGAAGGACGAGAATGCCCAAGCAGCTGCCAACCCTCACTGAGTTATTCAACCAAGGTCAGAATGACATTGTAGCAAGCAATGTCACCTCTGGCCTTTCGCTGCTTCCCCGATCGATCCTCCGTGCGCTCACCTGGATGTTCGCGAATCTCACGTGGGGCAACTACGATTATCAGGCTTATTGCTACCGGCAAAGCGTACCTTTCACCGCTGAAGACGAAGCTGCCGACGCGTGGGGCGCCATGCGAGGTATCCTGCGAAAGGACGCGACATCAGCTGTCATAGCTCTACTATCGAGCGGCGGATCTCCCGGGATTTCTCTTCCTGCCGGAACGATAATCAATCGATCGGACGGTCTTTCCTACGTTACTCAGAGTGCAGTGCAAACTGATGCGAGCGGCAATGTATCCTGCAACGTAGTTTGCTCCCAGTCCGGGACCGCCGGGAACTGTAGCATCGGAACTGGTTTCACCCTCGCCAATGCTATCACGGGGATAAATGCTGCATTCACTGCAACTGCATCCGTTACTCTTGGTGTTGACCAGGAGGACGATGCCGAGTTCAGAGAACGTTACCTTGCAGCCTATGGGAGCCGCGACGGCGGGGGGCGGTCTGTCGATTATGTAGAGTGGGCGGAAGCGGTACCGGGTGTAACCCGGGCCTGGTGTAATCCAATGGGATTCGGCGCGGGAACGGTCGTCGTCTATCCAATGCTCGACGACGTCCGGTCAGCGACCTCCGGCTTCCCCCAGGGAACGAATGGAAGCGGAAACGGCGAGACGCGCTACCCCAACGCGACTGGCGATCAACTCGTTGTCGCGAACGCTATCCAAGCCCTTCGCCCCGTCACATCTCTCGTAATCGTATGTGCCCCGGTGCCCCAGGCGATCGACATCGTCATCGGTGATCTCCCTGCGGGTACTTTGTCGGCAAGTATACAGGCCGCGCTCGCGGATCTTTATCTCCGTATTGGTACACCGCTCGGGATGACGCTCTCGCCTGCGTCGATCGAGAGCGCGATACTATCTACCGGAGCCGCGACCTTTACCCTCGTTTCTCCTGTCACCCCAGTTGCCATCCCGATCGGCTCTTTGCCGGTTGTCGGTGGACTGGCGGTGCAGTGATGCCAATCCCTATCTACGGGGCTCACGACTTTCTTGGAGCCGCACTGAGGACCTTGCCGCGTGGCCGTGCGTGGCCACGCGCCTTGTCGAGCACGCTCGCTCGATTTCTGGCGCCATTCATGCTTACGCCAGCCAGGTTCTGCGAGGCAGCTGCGGCATTCCCCTCGGAGGTTTTCCCCGGCACCGCCCTGGACATGCTGCCGGAATGGGAAGCGTCGCTCGGGCTGCCGGATCCATGCGCGGGAGATACCCCTACGATTGCGCAACGTCGCGCCCAGGTCGTTGCGCGTCTTGCCGATAGTGGCGGGTCTTCCGTTGCCTATTTCGTCAGGTTTGCGGCGAACCTTGGCTACGACATCTCCGTGACGGAATACTCCCCTTCGCGCTGCGGCGTGTTCCGGTGCGGGAGCGCAATACAAAATGAAGACTGGGCCTATTGCTGGCTCGTCCTCCACCCGGGATTTACACCGGTTAATTTCCGCAGCGGTCTCTCAGCCTTGGGCGAGGCGCTCATGTCCTGGTCAAATGGTCCTCTTGTCTGCGAGTTCGAGGCCCGTAATCCAAGCCATCTCATCCTGCGCTTTGGCCAGAATGGCGTGAACCTCATCACGGACTGGGGCGGCGATCTTCTCTGAACCCGCTTGATAGAGGAATGATATGCAAAGGATCAGCACAAGTACCGCGCTGAGCACCCGACCGACGCCCAAGACTTCCGGGACACCGGGCTATTTTTCGGATGGGAACGCGGCAACAGGTCTCCCGGGGACAGTCGTCGATCAGGACTGGATGAACGGGATTCAGGAAACACTCGTCAATGCCATCCTGGCAGCCGGCCTGAAGCTGGATCCCACGGATGATACCTTGCTTACAAAGGCCATTCCCGTTCTCGCTGCAACCGTCCAGGGGCGGCTTCTTGGCGAGGTCTATCTCACCTCAAGCACGGTCTATACCCCGCCTGCAGGCACGCGATATGTCGAGATAGAGCTCATTGGCGGCGGGGCCGGATCGGGTGGCGTCC